GAAGGCAATTAACGGCATAAGAAAATCGAAAATAGTTCTAATCATTATATTTCTCCGAAATTATAGCTTGTGGGTGAATATTTCTCTATTTGATATTCGTCAAAAGCCAACGACACATTCGTAAGTCTTTCCGTCTCTTCTTCGATTAATTCCAAGAATAACTCACATAGATCCGTAATTTTATCCAAATCCTTTATTCCCATTGGCTCAGACCGTTCCATCTTGGTAGAAATTCTATTGGCAGAATCATCCCAATAGTCGTTCAGTTCCCAATCTATGCTAGTCCTCAGATCTATAAACTCATTTAAACGGGTTTTAAGGTGCTCCACGTAACTAAGTTCATGTTGCAGGACCTCTGGCGAGCATTCTAGCTCTGCTCGCTCTGTAAAGGCAATTATGAGGTATTTACCCCAGTTTCTAACTTTGGTGCTCGGTTTCATCACTATCTCCTAAAATAGATAAAAACAATATAGCACTAAAAGAAACTAAAAGCAACTAAAAAGAACAATAAACTACAACTTTCCACAAAGCTCATGAATCCAGCCAATTGCCTCATCTTTGCTGTATGTCATGAGGTACGGGATTAGTAAATCTTCACATTTTACTTTAAATTCCTTCTGTGAGTCACTGAGTTTGCACGTTTTATCGCGTTTAAACTCGATAGCAGCAACCTTTCCAAATCTGAATAGAATAAGATAATCAGGTGCTCCCTTCATCATACCCATTGCCTTTAGATGCTTATTGTGCAGCATATCCATTATTCTATTGCCGGTAGACTTCCTTTCATTGGCTATATGCAGGATTACAAACGGTGCCGGAAACTGATTTAAAGCCTGCATCTCCCAAACTTCTGCCATAAATTTCTTGCATAGCTTCGTTTCTGTGTCCAAATACTCATTGTAATCCATATAATATCTCCTATTTGCAATCTGCAATTGACATTATAACACAATAATTGCAATCTCAAGTATACAAATGGAGATTTGATATGACGGAGTTTAATATGAGTGATATAGATAAAGTAAAAGTGGAAGCTGAAGCTGGATATGAAGAAGCAAAGGCAGATGTGGTAACCGAAGCATCGCATATAGAAGCAGAAGCAGCAACTGTAGGCAAAGCTACAGAAGCAGTCACTAAAGAGCACTTGGAAAACTGGGGCGAAAAATTCAAAGATTGGATTGTCGCAGAATTTAAGAAGTTCAAAGGCGAGCTGTAATGAGCATATTAGCACGAGTTGAGCAACATCTAGCTGATCTAAAGAATCTCATAGACCACAGTCGTGAATCCTTGGTTTTTGGGATCGATCAGCTAGATGAGGAAGCAAAGAGTAAAGTCGAAGCTGAACTTACTAAAATGAAGAATCTATACTTTAAGCTATTGGCTTACATAGAAAAGAAAGGTTGCGAATGAGTCTAATCACTTCCGAATTATCCGATGACATGGCAGACCTATTTTATGCTATTTGCTACGAAGATTGCACCCCGCAGGCTCGTTCTAGAATGCTTAGAATCTATACAATGCAATTGTTGGAAACTAAAATGGATCTGGCTGAGGATGCTGAAGATACAGTACAGAGCATTAAATACACATTATCTGATGTTCTAAAATATGATCCTAGACTTGATATGGTACAAGTATGGTAAACGATGACATTAACAATGTCTCACAACCCACTGAAAATACTGACGTAGTTCAGTCAGTGAAACCAGATAAGTATTGGCAGTTCCAGAAAGGACAATCCGGTAATCCTGCTGGAAAACCAAAGGGTGCTACTCATAATGCCACTCGTGCTGCTCTAGCGCTTATGGATGGCCAATTAGAGCAGCTTACTCAGAAGTGCATAGAACGGGCTCTGAAGGGCGATACAACTGCCATGCGACTTGTAATGGAGAGAGTAGTACCTCCGCGTAAAGATATCGCACTGAATGTGGAAACTCCTAAATTCGATAGTTTGGAAGGGATTGCAGCTGCCAGTGTTAAGATAGTCGAGGGTGCTACAGCAGGTGTGCTTACTCCGTCTGAAGCCAAAAGCCTATTAGATCTACTGGATTCTGTGCGCAAGAACTTCGAGTCTAAAGTAGTCAGTGCAATTCGTGCGCAAACTGAAGAATACACGCTCCAAGGCAGCGACCAAGAAATCCTCGAGCAGTACAAGCAAAGCATTATCGAATCAGTGAAGATCAATGACAAACCCGATTGATGATGAAGATGCTTATCTACGACTATGCCGAACTGATTTCTCTTGGTTTACCAGGAAAGTATTCAGCATGGTATCCCCTGGATCCATATACAGCCATAACTGGCATTTGGACTGTATCTCTGAGTACCTGATGGCCTGCGAGAATAGGGAAATCAAGCGACTCATCATTAACATCCCTCCCCGCTTTATGAAGTCTATCATTTGCTCTATAGCATTTCCTGCATGGCTTCTTGGCCGCGATGCTTCTACACAGGTGATGTGCAGTAGTTATGCCATGGGACTCGCTGAAAGTCTCTCAGTCGATTGCAGGCTTATTCTAGAGTCCCCCTGGTACCAGAGAATATTTCCTGAAACAAAACTCGTCGGAGATCAAAATACAAAGAAACGATTCGTAACAACAGAAAGAGGAGCTAGATATGCTGCAGGTGTGGGCGGAACTATTACTGGTCACGGCGGTGACTTCCTTATTGTGGATGATCCTCTTAATGCTAAAGAGCAAGACTCCATGGTTGTCAGAGAATCAGCTAATCGTTGGCACGATCGTACTTGGACTACTCGCCTTAATGATCCTAAATCTGGCGTTATGATCCTGATCATGCAAAGGCTGCATATGAATGATCTTACTGGACATTTACTGGAACAGGGTGGCTGGGAACATCTAAAGATTCCACTCATATCCGAACAAGATACAGTTTATGATTTCGGGAAATTCAAGAAGTTATTCAAAGAAGGTGAGACTTTACATCCAGATCGTATTGGCGAATTGGAAATAGCTTCCCTGAAGCGTCAACTCGGTCCTTATGGCTTTGCCGGGCAATATCAACAGACCCCATCTCCGGAAGGTGGTGGAGAATTCAGACGTGAGTGGATTGAATATTATGAAAAGATCGACCTTCCTAGTCTTAATATGTACATGTTTGTGGATCCTGCTAACTCTAAAAAGTCTACCTCTGATTACACCGTGATATGCATCCTTGGTCTTGGTCCTGACGAGAATGTCTATTTGGTCGATATGATCAGAGACAAACTAAACCTGAAGGAACGTGAAGATGCGATATTCCAAATGCATAGAAAGTATCGTCCTAAGCTTGTAGTCTACGAGAAGTATGGCATGCAGATTGATGCAGACTTTATGCGTCAGGCTATGGAGCATAGGAATTACCGCTTTTACATAGAGGAAGTAGGTGGTATCTTGCGTAAAGAGGAGCGTATTAAGCGCCTGCAGACTTACTTCTCTGATCATAGGTTCTATTTCCCTCGCACGTTGATGAAGACTAACTATGAAGGCAAAGTCGTAGACATTATCCATGAGCTGATCGAGGAAGAATACTTAGCATTCCCCGTGGGCTTGCATGACGACGCCATGGATGCGATGAGTAGATTATGTGACATAGAGCCTATTTGGCCTGGAGTTGGGGAAGTTGATTATTATAGTTTATATGGAGATAGATGATGAATTATCACAAAGATGAGATGGTAAAAATTGTCCAAGATTACCTGATTGACACTGTCAAAGGGTTTGCTGGCGAAGATTACAAACTAGAGCAGAAAGGACACCAGGGTGTAACGCTCATAGCCAACGATTTAGTCGATTTGCTTGAGAAATACATTGACGAAGAAGATGATAAACCAACATGGAATGGAAATTAATAATGGCTAAATTCATACTTATAGGCGCGACCGACAAACAACCTGGCATACTTGTGAATGTCGAGCACATAAAGTTCATGCATGTCATGAAGCTAGAGGATAAGAAACATGCTGTGCAGATCATATTCGGCACCAATGAGAGCTATGTCAGCGAGTCATTCAAGACCGAAAAGAAAGCTATGGAGTATTTTGATTCCCTCATGATGCAACTCTATGGCTTAGTTGGTCCAGATGGCATGAGCGACGAATGTAGACTCGTATATTGCCCTGATAGATAATCAGTAAAATAGGGCTAAGGGTACTAGGAGAAATTAGCAACAAATAGAGCTTAGCCTTTTCGCAAATGCTTGAAATACGCTGCCTTGAAAGGCTAAGCTCTATTTGTTGGCAATAAGTTATTTGACCAAGTTAATTACTTAAGACTAGCTATCTCAAACAGCACAATACGCAGTTTGTTGGGCGCGACCCATTCTACTTTCTCATGAGAAATATTCTCAGATTTAAGTATACAACTCAAATGCTTAGCAGACATTGTTAAAGTCTTTTGTGAATTGGGCTCGCACATAATGCACAGGCTACATGATCGATAACGTCGTCTATCATCACGCATGTAGATGATTTGTTCTATAAAGATATCTTTCACTTCAAGGTATACATCAGCATGTCGCAAAAAGTCTTTGAAACCACTAACAATATTCAGGAATATGTCATTGGAATTATCCGCCACGAGGCACGCTTTTTGGATATTGTTGTGCAGCGCACAAAAGCGCTTAACATGCTGTTTCATATATAACTCCTAGTTATTATTATGCTGAATTATAGTCACTTGTGGTTGCAATTGTAAGTAATATTAGGTAGAATTTGTAACTAAACCTACTGATGTGGCCGCTTAATGAGCAAAATGAAGTCTGACTATGATATCGTCGCGGAAGCTCATCAAGGCATCCAAGATAACCTACTAGTTACCGCATGGTGGAGAGCCAATGAAATCCGCGATAATTACGGACTTTATGAGGGATCTCAATGGCTTCAGAATGATTACGAAAGGCAGATGGCAAATAATATGCCAACTCGTACAATCAATCGTATTCAGCCCATCCTTGACGCGATTACTGGGTTTGAGATCCAAAACAGATCTGAATTAAAATACGTTCCACGCATTCAAAGCGCTGAAGAGCAGGGATTCTCCGATCTAGCCAATGATGGCGTGAAATGGATTCAGGATACTGCCAGATTCCAGTATAAGAAGTCTCTTGCTATGCGGGATATGCTGATATGCGGAATGGGATGGGTCGATACCAATATCGATTATATGAATAACCCCAATGGTGAAGCGTATTGTGAGCGTATATTTCCTTACTTTATGATGTGGGACATCACTACTCGCAGTCAGAATCTCGATAATCGCAGCCTCGAAGGCGCCAATTGGGTTTGTAGAGCCCAAATCGTTGATCGAGAGAAGCTGCACCAATGGCTGATTGGGCTAACTCCAGATGAAAAAGATGAAGCTGATGCTGAGTTTGGTTCGGCTGTGGATGCGCGTTTCTTAGACTTCTTTGACACTGTGATGATCGTCAAATCGCTTGGTGTAATCTACCATTATCAATGGCGTGATACCGAAACATTCTATCGCTTTGAGAATCCACTGAAAGGATTTGAGGGCGATCCGAATGATCCTCATACTCAACACGTTGTTGAAATGGCTAAATTAATGAAGGATAAGTACAAATGCGACCCGTCATTGGACAGCATTATAGCCATTCCCGAGGAAGACAAGAAACAGTTCCAGAAAACTATGTCTTTGCTTGGCTACAATCGGTTGGAATACGTTTCTGAGAAGAAATGGAAATACTACCGCGCGGATATCGTTGGGAATCAGGTCATCAGAAAGTCAGAGAACTTCACACAGAATGGCTTCAGCCTTCAGTGTATGACTGGAAAGTACGATGAAATCCGTCAATGTTATTACGGCCTGGTGCGCTCTATGAAAGAGCCACAACGCCTGCTCAATAAAGCTGTATCAGACTTTGAAGGTTTCCTAGCTACTATTCCAAAGGGTGGTGTGAACATCGAGGTGGGTGCTGTGAAGAGCTTGGAAGGCTTCCTAGACACGTACGTTAAGGCCGCCCAGGTCACGGTCTTCGAGAATGGTGCGCTTACCCAAGGGCGTGTACAGCCAAAAGTAGCGCCTCCAATTCCAGATAGCATCCTCGGCATGATCCAATACGCGAATCAGACACTGATGGAAGTAGTTGGGGTGACCGATGCATTTATGGGGCAATCAGACTCTAAGCTGATGACAGCACAACTTAATAGCCAGATGGTCAGACAGGGCTTAATGGTGCTTGCCCCATACTTCGATGCATTGACACAATTTACTTTAAATGAAGGCTATATCTTCTTGGATTGTCTCAGAGTTTTGATGGAAAATGGCGAAGGAATTCTGGTTAAGCATGTTACCAAAGAAGGCTCACAACAATTCGTTCCGTTATTAGAAGACAACTTGGCTGCGCAATATGAAGTCGTAGTCGAAGAGCTTCCATATACTCCTGATGAGAAACAACGCGTATTTGAGAAACTATTGGAGCTTAGTGGGGTTCTACTCAATAAAGCAAATCCAATCGATATTACGCCGCTTATTATGGAATTTGCACCGCTTGATGGTGAAGTTAAGGGCAAGATCAAACAAATGATGGCGCCTCCAGAAGATACTGGCCCAGATCCACTAACGCAGGATCTTTTGCAAAGCGAGGCAAGGCTCAAGCAAGCCCAGGCCGCTAAACAAGAAGCTGATGCCACAAGATCAGCCATAGAAGCCATGCTAAAGCAAAAAGAATTAGAAAATTATGACGCAGAAGCTGCAATCGATATGAAAAAGAAAGCCGCATCTGCTGATTATGATCAAGTGCGGAGTGTCAAAGAGTTGGGGAACTTAGACATGGATGCCATGCGCATGCACCGTGAACATTCAAATAGGGGAAGAGGGGAGTCTAACAAAGCAGAGAGAGCTATATGACAGAAAGTGCCCCAGTGACAGATAATCACAGTGATTTATTTAGCAAACCAGGTCCGGTAAATGAGCAGGATTTCATTAAAGCCGTCCAAGCAGTATGGGAAAATGAGAATCCGATAGCAATCGGTGAGAATGAAGGCAGTAATGACGATATCAAAGTCAGCGAACCTCCTCTCTCCGATGAGACTCATGAACCAGAAGAAGAGTCATCTAACCTTGCTGAACTTGAAACAAGCGTGCAAGCTCCCGCTGTAGAAGAAGACGATTATTCGGAAGCAAAAACTATTCCCAAGAAACGGCTCAATAAAGAGATTGAGAAACGCAAAGCACTTGAAGAGCAGTTGAATCTCGAACGAGAAGAGCGAATTAAGGCCCAACATGAGCTTCAGCTATACAATGCAGCGGTCAATAAGATCAATGCCCCTCAGCAGGCTCCTAAAGAGGAAATAGACCCTGTTGATCAAGAAGCCCACGCTTTCTATATGCGTGAGCTCAATGCTCTAAAGAATCAGATTGCCCAGCAAGAAGCTATAATGAAGCAAAACACTGAGCTCAGTCAGTTTGCGACCGCCGTGAATACGCAACAAGAAGAATTTGCGAAAGCTGTCCCTGATTTCGATAAAGCCTATGATTATTTGTTGGAAAAAGAACAACAGAATGCTGTTTTACAAGGCATAAGCGAGAATCAGGCCGAAGGATTTGTGCGTGAAAAGCTGTATAATATGGCTCAATTTGCGCTGAATAATGGCAGAAATGTGCCTGAAATGATCTACGAAATGTCTAAAAACATTGGATATTCAGCTAAAAATGCCCCAAAAACTGCATCTATTTCCACTTTAGCCAAGAATCAAAGAGCTTCAGCTGATGCAACTCGTGAAGTGCCCGCAGTATCAACAAAACTTGGAAAACCCGATGGTCCTGCAATTCCACTCCGAGATTTTGAACGCCTTACGATGAATGAAGGTGGTCGTGGTGTTAATGAGACTGAGTTCCATAGGCAACTGGCAATATTGCAAAAGCAAATGAATGAAGTTTAGTGCGATAATAACCTATTGCAACTACAGATTACTTTAGTTATACTTATAGCATCATCCCAAGGTGAACGTTATCACCTTCATGCGGCGTCATGTAAAACCGCCACTTTTCTCGTGTGAGCTCACGGTAACGCTCTCGTGAATCGCCACGGTAAACCGATCGTCTGGGAATAATCGACTTCAACGTCTTATTCAATTTGCGAGGGTTTACTATGGCATTAGGCTACGCGACCACTGACACACAGGTTGTCAAGTTATGGTCCAACAGGATTTACAAAGATTTTATTACTGATTCCGGCCTTTTAAGCTCCATGCTTGAAGCTGGTATCGTTTCCAAACAAGAACAACCACAACGTGGTGCGGGTGACACCGTCACAATGAGCTTCTTACAACGTCTGACCAATCCTGGTCTCGTTGGTATGCAAGCGGCTGATGGTCAAGAAACTTCTCCGTTGTATTTCACTGAACAAATGGTGATTGATCAACTGCGTAACCCAGTTTCGATCCCTAACGTTCAAACTATTGCTCAGCAACGTGTTCTGTATGACTTGCCTGAAGATTCTTATAAGATCTCCATGGACTGGTTATCTGTGCGCGGTACAGTGAGTGTGTTTAACCAGCTGGCTGGATTCAACCCCACTTACTTTACTTATGATGGCACCACTTATGGTACATCCAACATTCCTAAGACATCCTTGCAAGGTATGAACCCAGTTCTTGCTCCGTCTGCTCAGCGTATTTACTATCCAAATGGTTATACCACTGACGATCAAGTTCAAGCTGATCCTACTGCGACGATGAAACTTAGCTATATCGATCAACTTGAAGGCATGGCAGAAACGATTCAGCCGTATATCCGTCCGATCTCTGAGCGCAGTGGTATTAAATATCACTTGTATGTTCACACGTGGCAGTACTTCCAGCTCATCCAAGATACCACAGCTCCTATCCAATTCCGTGACCTTTACGGCAACTTGGTAATGGCTGGTAAAACGGATGGTGGAATTGCTCGTAGTTTTGTTTACGGCCAAACTGAAGTGTTCCGTTCTGACAAATTGCCTTGCGGTGTTTCTTCTTCTACTAACTTGGTATTGCCAAACGTTCGTCGTGCAGTTTTCTGTGGACGTGATGCTGCTGCTATTGCTCTTGGTCGTGGATTTAATGATGGTAAAGAAATCGTTCCAGGTTTCATTGTTCGTCAAGATACCCAGGATATTCAACAGGTTAGACGTATCGCTATCAGTGCTATCTGGGGTATTAAAAAACTCCAATTCAATGGCATTGACCATGGTGTGATCGTGCTTCCCACTTACGTTGCACAAACCAACGTCAACCAATAGTTATAGGAGAATTATACGATGTCTACTGTTTATACCGCGACACCTATTCAACCTCAATCGCCTTGGGTTCCAGGTGAGGATATGGTAGCTGCCGCTTACTACACTTTTAGCGCCGGTTTCGTACTCGGTGATACAATTGTTTTTCCAAACATGGTGCCTCCTGCAGGTGTTGATGTCACGGAAGTGCTGGTTTACCACACTCCTTTGGATAGCAATGCTACACCAACTGGCACATACGATTTTGGGGATAACCAGACTGATGGAAGTCAAACAGCTCGCTTCCTTCTCAATGCTCCTATGGGGGGAGCAGGTACCCAAATCAAAAACTTCAGCAACGTGACGCCTGCCTTCACAAGCGGTGTTCAAACCGTGGGAATTGGTTATCATTACAATAATGACCAACAAACCCCTGGAACAAATGCAGGATACTGGAATGGCGTATGGACTGTAACCGCAGCTCCTGCGACTGCAGTGACTTCTGGAACGATCTTCTTCTACTTCAAGTATCGTTGCTCAGGTCTGATCTAGTAGCATAAGAAAACCGGGTCAGCCGACGCTTTCTTCCCCCAGCCCTCGCTGGCCCGGTAACATGGAGACATTATGGCACTTACATTCGGACAGATGACTTCCCAGATTTTATCTGAGACTTTCCGTGATGATAGCTTCTCCACACAAGTGCAAAATGCGATTGTGACAGCCATCAAAGAGTTGGAAACATCTCAGATGTTCTTCAACCAAAAAGATACTTTCATATTGATGTACCCATATCAGGAGACAATTCCTCTGCCTGAAGATTTTATCAATATGCTTCAGTTAACGCTCATATCTCCGCCCAATCAGCAAATGGTCCCTCCCGGCGAACCTTTACCCCCGCCTCCTCCGCCGCCTCCATATGGCCCTAATCAAGGATTTACGGTATGGACTCAGGCGCGTGGATTTAACGTCACGACTATGTATGAGCTGAAGACTTATCGTTACTTCAATCACTCTATTGGTCTGCCTGGGCAGTGGGCTTTATACGGCAATAACATCGAGATATATCCCCAATCTGATGCTTATTACTATTTGCATCTCTATTATTATTTCCGCGACGGTTATTATCCGAGTCAGCCGAATGATACAAGTATTTGGCTTGGTGATTTCACTCAGGATGTGACGCGTTACCGTGCGAGAGCAATATTTTATCGTGATTCACTACAGTCTCCTGAACTTGCGCAAAGTGATATGGACCGCTCTGAGCAGGCAATGGAGAGACTCAAATCACGCACGTCTGATCGTTCAACAATTAATGCATTGAGTTTATAATATGGCAACTTCTACTCCTAATTTTGGATGGCAACTCCCGGTACCAAATTCTCCCGTTGATGCGAATGTTTGGGGTACCGAGCTTAATGGCAATATATCCTCTCAAGACACTCTGTTGTTGTCGGCATTTACTAATAATATAAGCAATACAGCTCCTGTATCTCCCATTCTGACGGCAGGATCCACTTGGATAAATAATACGAATCCTTCCGCTTATATCTTCAATATTTACGATGGCTCACAATGGGTGCAGATGGGGACGATCGATCCTATCGCACATGCATTCTTTCCCGTTGGAACTTCTGGTATACCTAACGTGAGAATCTTCACTAGTTCTGGGACTTACACTCCGTCCGCTGGATTGGTCTACGCCATTGTTGAAGGTGTGGCTGGCGGAGGTTCAGGATCGGCTTCTTCAGGTAATGCTGCTGGATGCGTAGGAGGTGGTGGAGGAAGCTATTTTTGGTCTATAATGAATGCTGGGACTATAGGCGCATCACAAGTAATCACTATCGGTGCTGGTGGGGCAGGAGTATCTCCTACAAATAGCGGCAATATTGGACAGAACACCAGTTTTGGATCTCTAATGACTGCTTATGGCGGGACTGGAGGTAATCCTTCTAATAGTATTCCTGGTATAGGTGGAGCTGTGGCTATTGGTGGATTAGTGAATCTCCCAGGAGGAGATGGACTCGGTAGTATTTCTCCTCTTAGTGGTTGTGGTGGAAGCAGTCCTGTATTTGGTCAGCTCACTGGCGGTTCACTTCAAAATGTAGCAGGAAAAACAGGCTATGGTTATGGTAGTGGTGGTGCAGGCGGTGGATTTATGGCCGCTTCGGGGGCAGGAGCCCCTGGAATAATCCGTATTATTGAATATCTATAATAGGTCGCAATGGCAACCCTAGGAAAACGCGTCAAATTACCGATCATACCTGGGGTCAATCCATCGGAAGACTCGACACCCCTCGATACTATTATTTTCGCTGATGGTGATAAGATTAGGTTTCAAGAAGCCAAACTGAAGAAGATCGGTGGGTGGAAACGTATATTTTCTCAAGAACCTGAACGCATTACAGGAGCTGCAAGAAACATATTTTCATGCAGAGATGCTTATGGCGATCCTATAACCATCATCGGAACGCATACAAGATTATACGCGTATGTTCCTGAAAATGGTCAGAATTTCTATAATATTACGCCTTTAAATACCACAACCATTCCAATTCCAAATTCATTTAGCACGGAATATAATGCATCTGTGACTGTCCCTATGCAGACGACTATTCACAGTCCGATTGTGACATTGGAATTACCTAACTATTTCCAGGATTTCGATGAGATCGTTATAAGTGGTGTCAGTGGCACATATGCTGGAATACCTGCTTCGTCTATAAATGGCAGTTTCTTAGTTAATGCGCTAAATAATGCATCTATTCAGATCAATGTAGGAACTCCAGCCACTTCCACTGGGTATTTTGCTCTAACCATGACTTGGGCTGCAGGTTATCTTTATGTAAATTATCCTGCATTTGGACTACCTCAAGGTGACCGTATCAAAATTCAAGGATCGACAGATGTTGCTAATATTTTAGCTGCTGCGATCAACATAGAGCAACTTGTTACCAATATTGTCAGCGAAGATGTTTTTACTATCCAGACAGGAACAGTGGCAACATCATTAGTTACTGCGGCAGGCGGATCATCGACAACTTTGCAAACGCAAATTGCTGCTGGAAATGCAAACGTATCACTTGGTTATGGCTATGGAGGAGGTCAGTATGGTGCAGGAGCATATGGTGACTCTAAGATATTTAATAACACAGATGTAGTTGCTTACCCTCGCATCTGGTCAATGGACAAATATGGATCTAATCTCGTTTTGACGCCAGGGGACGGCCCCGATGCTTCTCCAAATGTATATATTTGGATGAACTTTGATATAACTGTAGCGCCTGTACTCATCACAGCTGTTGGATCTCAACCAATACCTACTGGGGTTAGATGGCTTTATGTATCTAATAATTCAGTATGCCTAGTAGGATGCATGGTAGCTGCTTTTGGGCAATCTTATGCCATATTAAATCAATTCTATTCCAGTGATCAGGCAAACCCTACTGGTGCATTCCCAAGCAATGGCTACGACCAATGGGATATACTACCAAGTACGTATGCTTATACGACTATATTAGAGCAATCTGGGCCGTTTATTAGCCAAGCGTCAGCTAGAAATCATGATTTGATCTTCACATCAAGTGAGGTTTACAACTTCCAATTCATCAATAAACCCAATATCTGGCTTGTTAGGAAGCTTTTTACTACAGACGGTATTGTAGGGCCAAAAGCACGTGCAGAGATTGAGGATGCAGTATTTTGGATGGGACAGGGAGATTTTTATGTATTCGATGGATATACAGTCAATGTTTTACCTAATAATACCGTTAAACGCTATGTTTACGATAACATAAACTGGAGTCAGAGTTGGAAATGCTTTGTATTTGCCAATGTAGAGTTTAGTGAGGTCTGGTTCTTTTATCCCTCAGGACAAGATATAGATCCAAATAATTATGTGATCTATAATTACAAAGAGAGTCATTGGTCTATTGGTACAATGCCGAGAACAGCAGCAGAAGAACCAACGAATGTCAATGCTCAGCCCTTGATGATTCAAAGCCAGATTGTGAATACTATTCCTATCCCAAATTCCTTGAGTACTTTCTTTTATACCCTTGGCGCTAATCCTCTGACAACTGTGAACACTTCAGATACAGTCACTGCAGAAGTCAATCTTGATGTGTTCCTTGAACCGGGAGATACGGTATTCATTAGTGGTGCGACGGATACAAATGGAATATTAGCAAGTAATATCAATGGGGTTAGGACAATAACCTCAAGTACCACTTCAATTGGGTATGGCTCAGGTTTATATGGAGTTGGTAATTATGGAGATGCTCCCCTTCAGGGTATTACCTTCACTGCTGGATCGGCTGCGACCTCATCTGGGACAGGTGGTGGAAGCCATATCACTATTGGTACATCAATCATTGGTATAAATTCTGGTCTTACAACAGTAAATATAGGAGATACTCTTCAAATTACTGGTGCTGCTGGAATTGGTGGAATACCAGCCTATGCAGTCAATACAACATCGACAGTTAGGTATATTACTGGGACTTTCCAGCAAGTTGCTACTGATGTTTCTGGAGTTTATAGCACTAGTCGGGTGATAGATTCTGGTGGACCTAATGTTATGCTTACTTACTCCGTCTCGGATAGATTATTCCAACATGAAGTCGGCGTGGATGATTATAATCCTGCATTTAATCCGAAAACAGAGCCGCAAGAGGATCAATCTGCTCCCATGCTTTCTTATGCTACGACTTGTTATGCTCAAATACAAGATGGAGATAATACTATGATTATCTATAGCTTATACCCAGATATTAAACAATCAGGTGAGATGTCACTAGGTGTCAATGTGAAACTATATGCACAGGCTCCTATCTCAATAAATGAGAACCCAAGTTTCCAAGGAATGTATACTTTGCTACCTACGACCCAGAAAGTCGACATAATGAAAGTTGGAAGACAGCGCCAATATTATTTTGAAAGTAATGTCATCGGCGGCAACTTTTTGATGGGTAATTGCTATGAAGAAGTCAAAGAGTCGTCCACGAGGTAATTATGTCCAGATTTACTGAACAAAATGCTGTAACTGGCGGATCCATTGCTGAAGAGCGACTCCGGCGCACTGAAGATCAGATCAATGCTTTAGAAATAAGCCTACCAAGTACGTTTCTTCAGGGCAGACTTAGAACGGATAGAAATGCACCTTCAAGTAGCACTGATATCGAGACGCCAGATCGACTTTATGATATAGTGAGAGATATCAACTATCAGTATACACTGATAAATAATGCTGGTGTTCTCAACTGGGTTAGATCTCCCTGGAGCACATTTTAGGAGAATATAATGGCCGGATTTTTTAAAAAGGTACTCCCCATTGCTACCACTGTTGGAGGAGCATTTCTTGGTGGGCCAGGTGGAGCGGCAGCTGGTGCAGTTCTAGGTGGAGCTCTGGGCGGAAACAAGAAAGCCCCCGCCATGCAAGCTCAGCTTACTGGCTCTAATAAAGGCGGATTCCAAACATTACCTCCAGAATTACAGAAAGCTTATCTAGAGCAATATTTGCCTCAGATTCAGGCTCAATCAACCGGCCCCTATAATGCTGGGCCGATGGGGCAAGCAGCTACCGGTCCCTATGCATCCAGAGGTTTGCAGGAACTTCAGCAATATTATAACCAGAATGGAAGCCCATTTGCGGGTGGTAACGGAGCTATGCCTCTGGGTGTGGTAGAACCTTTCCATGAATTTCAGACGAGAGCTTTTAATCAGATCGGTGAATCAGCAAATGCCCCTGGCTTGGAAAGCCAACTCAGACCTTATATGGATCTATATAATAAATATGTATTGAATCCTACTTTGGAGAGAAACCAAAGAGAACGTCAAGTGCTAGAAAATGCACTGACTGGCTCTGGAGCAGGAAATCTAGGATATCAGCACGGCTCGGCGCTCGCCACTCAACGTGGGGCACTTGAGAGAAATTATGGTGAGTTAGAACAGGAAGCACAAGCAAACGCCTTCCAAAATGCATTGGGACTCCGAAGACAAGGTCTCGGGGATTTATTGACAACCGGAGGTGCGATCCAGGAGCATGGCCAGCAATATCTCAATGCTCTTCAGCCTCAACTGCAGGCTGCTTTGCCGCAAAACAGAACAGCTAGATTTGGACAGATGCTTGGTCTGATTCCTGGGGAAAGTCCAACTTCAATGAGTCAGCAATGGTATCAGCCTCCTACGAAACCCAATTTCGCAGACCAGTTAGCCGGAATAGCAACGTCACTCGGCGGTTTGGCTGGCAATAAATCTTTCGGAGACATTGGTTCTATGTTCACAAATGCGTTTGGAGGCCAAAGTTCAGCCCCTGTAGCAGGATCTATAGGATTACAAACTAACTATCAGCAACCTCCTCAGCTTCCGGCTGGATTTGGTAGCGGATATGGTGGATATGGTGGAATAAGTCGGGGAAATAGAGGGTTCAATCCTACATTTGGGTATAGATAATGGCTGATTTTAATCAAATAATGAGCAATCCTGCTTTTATTGCAGGTCTAAATATGATCGGTGGTGCTGGCGGCACTAGTGTGGGTAATCATCTAGCCAATGCTGCGCAATTGCAATTATTGCAACAAGAACAGGGTCGTCATCAACAGCAGCAGCAATATAAACAAATGCAAGACCAAAGACAGATGGAATTGCAACAGGCTCTGCCAGAAATATTGTCCAGAATCGATCCTAATAATCCTCAGCAGGCGTTTGGCGAATTCGCTCGCCTCGGTTTCACCCCGCAAGAGGCTTCTGTAATTCTCAAAAGCATTACGCCTGATATAAATGAAAGTGTACTTTTTAATCCAGTCACGGGCGAAAGAGAAGTTGTCAGGAAACAAGGGGGAAGAATCGTCGGTGGCGGAGGATCAGGCCTAGGAAATCCCATACAAGGTCAAGCCGCTCAAGGGTTCGCAGAATTTAATCCAGGAGAAATTGGCGGCCAAGCAAATGTGCAGCCATATGAGAATCCAAAGTTGGCCCAAGAACGTATGGGAAGAGAAGCAAAAGAGTCTGAAGAAGATAGTGCAGAACTGAATTCGATCTCTGAAGCCAAAAGTGCTTTGAAAGGCATGCGTAAAGATCTAAAAAAGATTGCCTATACAGGTCCTGGTGCTGAAACTGCCTATAAATATGCTCCTCTTGCCACATCTGTAATAGGGGATGTTGGAGGAACAGCTGCAGCGGAAGATTTTTCTGCAAAATCATTTGATTTAATTGCTCCTAAAATCCAACAAATGAAAGGCGCGTTATCTGATAAAGACGTGCAATTCTTACTCAAACAAATTCCTAGCCTGGGAAAAAGTAAGGCTGGTAATGAAAGCATACTAAAATCATTGGAAGCACAGTTTAGTCGTGCGGAAAAGATGATAACGGCGAAGAAAGCCTATCGTAAGAAGTTTGGCACTACTGAAGGCTTTCAAGAACGTTGGAAAGGGTTTGTCGATGCCAATCCTTTGACTGGAGGAGAATGATGGCTGAAAGTTCTGCAAAACGTACCGCTGGAATTCTTGGTAGGAGTCTTGCTACAGGTGCTGCAGGACTCGCTAATTTGCCTTTCTTGGCTTCTAATCTCGGATCTTTAGCTGGTCGATATGTCGGGGAGAAACTCCGCGGAGAAAAAATCAATGAACCCGTTGAGCAATTCGAATACCCTAGTGAAAAAGTCAGAAAAGCTATCGATACTCTTTCTGGAGATAAATATAAGCCTAAGACATTGGGTGAAAAACTGGGAGCCGGTGCAGCTGAGTTTGCTGCTGGTGGAATAGGATCTATTCCTTATAAAGTTGCGGGCAAAGCCATTCCCGGATTATTACCACAATCTGGTCGCGAACTAGCTGGTCTTGCCACTGCTGGAGCAGGGTCTGCTCTAGGAGAAGAAGCTTTACCAGAAAATCCTGCACTGGGATCCATCGGCGGCGCGTTGCTTGGTGGTCGTATAGCCAATGCAAGAGTTCCTAAAGGTCCAGAAAAGACCGCTGGCGAGTTTCTGGAGAAGGAAGGTAGGTTATCACAGGCTAAACCTATCGAGGAAGCAGGCGAGCTCATAAAGAAGGGTGCATCCAAGTACAGAGATTATGCGAATAGCGAATCAAACAAACTTTATGGTGCGGCAGAAAAACTGATTGATAATGATGCGGCTGTCCCACTAATCAAAACGCGGGAAACGATCGAATCTATGCTAGCAGGCAAAACCGCTGGGCATGAAAAGCTACTAAGAGATTCTCCTGCTGGAAAATTACTTGAGAATATCCGTAACGATATTGCCGTGAATGAAGGCCATTTGCCATACGAAACAGCTAAATTGTACAAAGATGAGCTTTCGGATCTCGTTACCACTCATGGCCAACTAGGGAACAAGGCGCAGGGGAGAATAAAAAATATCACTTCCATATTGGATAATGAAATCTCCTCTAATCTGAAAAAAACCAATCCAGAAGCTTATAATGCTCTTGGGGTTGCCAATGATTTCTATAAAAAACTCAGTGAAAGAGATCGCGATATCTTCAATACATTGATTGGAGAAGAATCTGGAACAGGGGCCTTTAAGAAGGTTCTGTCTGACGCGAAGAATGTGGATGCCAAAAAATTTGAAGTAGCAATGAAACATCTAGATAAAGCTGACAGAGAAACTCTCAGCAGTTCTATGATAAGTGAGCTTGGCAAGAATGCAGAAAACGACTTTGGATTCAGAACATTTATCAAGAATTTCAAGGGTTTAGAAAAGAATGCTCAAAAAGTGATTTTATCTGGACTGCCCAAATCTTCGCAAGAAAAATTTTTGAAGCTAATGGATATCGGAGAAGGACCTGGAAAAGCACTCAATAAACTGGGAGGAGCTGCAATCGGTGCAGGTGTCGGCGGACCAGCTGGTGCATTAGGTGGTTATTATCTTGCCACTGTATCGCCTAGATTACTTCCTATTCCTGAATTTATCGATGGTTTGTATAAAGCCTCCAAAATTAAGGGTGTTGGTCAACAGAAATCTTTCATTCTAAAAACTCTGAAGGATATTCGCCATACGCATCCAGAGTTAAAGGAAGACGTTAAGTTGTTCAAAGAAGGTGTTGAAGAAGCTCATAAATTCTCTGGAGATGATGATGCGAGTAAATTCATGAGAGACATTATCGACGACGAAACAAAGCCAGAAGAAGAAAAAGATGACGTACAGAGATTCATAGAATCATTATCGTAATCGCAGATTACGAAGTTGCTATACATTGCAATCTAGAATTGCTATAATTTATAAAATCATCAGGGAGATATGATATGGGATTAAGATCAGGTATTTTAGAGGCAGAGGGTGTCCGAGTTACAACCATTTTGCCTTCAGATTTAATTGTTATCCAACGTTTTAATTATGATGTTCCTAGCCAGTATTCTCCGTTGAATACCACTATGGGCACGATTTTAGGCGGATCTGTGACTTTGGGTGTTGGAACTGTTACTTTAGCAGCGGGTACTGCTACTGTTGCACTTCCTGCGATCACTGCAGCCAGCAAAATCTTCTTAAATGAAGCAAATGCGACTCCAAATGCGCTTGGATACGTAATTACTCCAGGTACTGGATTTGTTATCCATTCGGCTTCAGGTGCAGATACATCTTCGGTTTCCTACTTTGTTTTGAGCTAAAATGTTCTCTATTGACGCTTTGAATGTGGCTTTTTCAGACAAATTCCTAAGCATGCGTGCTGAATGCATGAAAAAAGGAATTGTTGTGCAGCCTATTCTCGGATTTGTGAATGTTTTTCTTCATGCGGAAATCTGGAAACAATCGCGTCAGGATCGAGCAATAGATGAAGCGATAGCTAAATTGCAGAATGAAAATTGTCCTTTTCTCAGCACAGTTTTGATGTGCGCCCATACAGTTAAAAGCAAATACCAAACTAACGCGCTGCCTGGATTTTGTTGGCATAATTGGGGAAGAGCAGCTGATGTAAAATTGATTGATAGAGATCATCTAATAGACATTCAAAATAGTGATGCAAGAGTAGAATTATTCGAAGATATTTGTACCGAACATGAATTGTTTATTGAAAATGATACCTGTGGATTTCACCACTCTGGCGGTATCCATCTGCAAGATGTAAGCGGAATTACACCACTCGAAGTTTATTTGCCAAGTGAAATTGATAGAGAGATCTATAGGAGCTACAGAGATGACAACATCTAACTTTAACTATGCCAATCCTGCATTTGGCACTAGTCCCACTAATCTAGTGCTCTTCCAGGATCAAACTGCTGACGGGAATTCGACCGCTTATAGTTTCGTTTTTCCTATGCAAAGAGCGACATTGAAGTTCTGGGGAACATGGGGGGGTGCCAGCGTCATATTCCAAACTGGAGTACCTATTCTGGAGAGCGGAGATGTGGGATATTTCGTGCCGATTATTAATGCTACTACTGGATCTGTGTTTGCTTTTACTGCTGATGGCAATGTTACTTTAGAGAACATGGTTAAGGGCGATCTTTTCCGGTGCGTAATCTCAGGTGCTACAGGCACTACTAGTTTAAGTGTAACCGCTCAAGGGATATAGATAATGGCTGATATTATTGGTGCAGTTTCTGGAGGCGGCGGTGGCGGAGGCGGAAGTGGCTATTCCATTATTCAAGATAATGGTACGCCTTTCCCATCAGAGACTACGATCAATTTCACCGGAATAGGTGTCACGGTTAGCGATAACCCTGGAGTCGCTACCATAGTGAACATCCCCGGCGGAGGATCTAGTGCGGTTCCTTTCGCGCAAGTTCTCTATGTAGATCCTAACGGTAATGATTCAACGGGCAATGGTACCGTAGTGAATCCTTATCTCACCATCGGAAATGCTTTATCGAAGATAACGACGAGTTCATCTACCAAACCCTACGTGGTGATGATTAACGCGGGAACCTATTCGGAAACCGGATTGGAAGTTCCTGTGTGGGTGTTTCTGGTCGGAGCTATGCAGCAGCCTACGAAGATTATCGATTCTTCTGGCTCTATCAAGATCAATTCTGCCTCTTTCAGTGCGGGATCCGAAAGGATAGGATTTCAAAATCTCAACCTGATCAACAGCACTGGTCTCGACATCAACTTTCAGTCCATTGGTGGGTCGGGATCTAACGACATTTATCTCGTCAATTGCCAGATAGCCGGCAATGTTACACTATTAGGTCGTGGAAGTGATTATATCACTGGGGATAATAACCAAATATTTGGTACTTACACCAGCTCTGCGATGCAGGAAATCTGGTTTGGTGGATATTTCGCGAATAATTGCGTATTCAACACCGCAGGAGTTACGGGGCAAGCCATTGGCCCAGAATTCACGGGTGTAGATTTCTTTGGTGGCGTTGAATTCACTTCTAGTGGATCTGGCAATACCATGGCGCCTACAATGATATCCTCTCAAGTGTCTGGGACTTTGCAGGTAGACCAAGCAACTACTACTTTATCCGCTGATGAAGTCAGTTTGAATGCTGGTACTCTCAGTCAGACGAATGGCGGATTGGTCACTTATCTCAGTCTTGCTAAATACGAAGGTTACACTCCTGCTATATCAGGTAATTGGCCTACAGTGCCTACACAGGTGGCACAAGCACTGGATGAAGTCGCTTCCACTGGGGTAATGGGCCCTTTCACTGCTGGTTCGGTGATCTTTTCCAATGGAACAAAACTTACTCAGGACAATGCCAATTTTAATTGGAATGATTCTACTTACACGCTTTCGATCATGCAGCCGTCATCTCTTCTGACAGTGGATACGGTTTTGAAGGTTACAAGCGATCCATCTGGCTCACACGGACATGGGAACCATTTGGAACTTGCGGGCAATCCTGGCGGTGGAGCAACAATATTCCGTACCGATGGAGGATTAAATGAGAGCTGGATTCAAATCTTTGGTGGCGGAACGAGTACTCTAGGAGGAGCTATCTACCTTAACGGTAATAATTCCACGGGTGGTGGTACGGGAGGAGTGCAGACTACTTTTGGTCTGAATACTTCCTCTTTCCAAATGTATGATTACACAGAATCCATTTTGTTATTCCAATTGAATAACTCTGGGGTGCTTCAGCTCCCTATGATCACCACTTATTCTGCTTTAGCCAGCGATGGATCTGGAAATGTAACGCCTATATCTTCTAGTACAGCTGGATATGTACTAACTTCGAACGGAGCTGTATCTGCTCCTACCTTCCAGCCTGCATCGGGGGGAGGATTTAGCTGGTCAGTGATCACCTCTAATACAGTTTTAGCTGCCAACATGGGATATATTGTGAATGCAGTTGGTCAATTGACTTTGACGCTTCCAACCACTTTCCCAGCGGGCGCAGAGATTAGGATTGTTGGTTATGCTGGTGGCTGGACGATTAACCAAAATGCAGGACAATCGATCGCTTGGGGGAGCACAAGTACTACTCTTGGTACATCAGGACATCTGACCTCAACGTTGGTTTCTGATTGCCTAGACATCGTAGCAGTGAATGCCAATACCACATTCGTGGTAGCGGATTCGAATGGTAATATAACAGTCGCTTAAGGGATAAGAGGGATAATATGGCAACAAATAATAGTATTAATACAAATAGTCTGACCAATGGGCAGCTCTGGATAGGGTCTACAGGCGCGAATCCAGTTTCGGCTGTTCCTACTAGCTCAGGAAGTTCTTTAACGATCACAACCGGCGCAGGCTCGCTTAATTTCGATATTACTGCCCCAGTTAGTGTAGCAAATGGTGGCACAGGCGCTACTAGCTTAACGGCTCATGGTATATTGATCGGTGAGGGCACATCTCCAATCACTCCAATCGTTCTTACTGCTGGTCAAGTTCTGATTGGTACCACTGCGAGCGATCCTGCTGCTGCAACACTTACTGCAGGAACAGGGATCAGTATTTCCAGCGTTTCTGGTTCGATCACTATCAGCAACACCGGAAGTGCTGAAGCATGGGTGAATGTCACGGGTGCGACGCAAACTATTGCGGTCAATACTGGCTATACCGCTAGTAATGCTGGTTCCGTCGCGTTCACGTTGCCAGCCACTGCGGCGTATGGCACAGTGTTTGACATTACTACTGGTACCACGTCCGGTGGATGGAACATCGTTCAGCTAGCCGGTCAATCGATTCAATTCGGTGACGTTGCTACTACTACGGGAATCACCGGATCGCTTGCCTCCACCCAAAAAGGTGATAGTATCCATGTTCTTTGCACAGTTGCTAACACCACTTTCCAAGTTCTTAGCAGCACTGGTAATATTACTTACGTATAGGTGAAGTATGGCGACCCAAAACTCAGTCAATGATATCTACTTACCACTTACCGGTGGAACAATGACGGGTAATGTGGTCACCAAAACTTCCACGGACACTGTCACTACTGCAGCTAGTAGTGGCAGTTCCTATACTATAGATTTGTCAACTGCCGATGAGTTTAATATCACTCTGACTGCAAATTGTACGCTTAGTTTCAGCAATATTCTATCCACTAATCTCACTAGATTCGTAGTGACTTTAGTCCAGGATGGCACTGGAAGTCGTACTGTCACTTGGCCTGGATCAGTCACTTGGGTTAAAGGAACAGCTCCTGTTCTCAATACTGCAGCAGCCTCGTTTGATACGTTCGTTTTCCAAACCTATAATGGTGGAACTAATGTATATGGTTACACAACTGGAACGGAACCAATTTCAGCCTACGTTGAGGTGGAGAATAATGGCACTCCTGTGACGGCGAGATCCATTCTGAACTTCGCTGCTACTGGATTGGTGGCTACTGACAATTCTGGAAATGCTAGCACGGACATAACCCTAGCCAGTGGAATTAGCGGTTGGAATGGATTTGCTAGCAGCGGTATGTTGGCTGAGACGGCAACAAATACTTATGCTGCCAGAACAATCACAGGCACGGCATCGCAAATTGATGTTAGTAATGGCAACGGTGTTTCAGGAAATCCCACAATTTCGATCGACAGCGGATATGTAGGTCAAACTAGTATTACTACGCTCGGAACCATATCCACTGGAACGTGGAACGGATCGATTATCACTGGTACATACGGTGGGACTGGTGTCAACAATGGTTCTGATACAATTACGCTTGGCGGAAATATAAGCACTGCAGGCAGTTTCACTACTTCCGGAGCTAATGCTCTCACATTGACGACCACTGGATCGACCAACGTAACATTGCCTGTAACAGGAACACTGATCACCAATAGCGTTGCCACGCTATCCTCCTTGTCTTCCGTGGGTACCATTACCACAGGCACCTGGAGTGCACAGGTTCAAGATTATACTGAGATCAATACCGCTGCATCGACGGGCACTTCTTACACTATCAATATTGCTAATGGAAATGTTTTCAGTCTGACATTGACTGGGAATGTCACATTTGCCTTTAGTAATGTTCCAGCATCCAATGCTTCCTCCATCACGTTATTCTTGATCCAAGATGGTACGGGTAGCAGAACGGCGACCTGGCCAGGATCCGTGATATGGCCAGGAGGCACGGCTCCAACATTGACTACGACGGCTGGACACGTCGACGTTATAACGATGATCACTACGAATGCTGGAACTACGTGGCGAGCATTCGTAGCTGGATTGAATTTCGCATCATAGGATGAATTATGGCTTTTAGTTCAACGAGAATGTTAATGGCTGCTGGCAATACTAATGTCCCACCAGTATTTACCGTATATGCTTCGAATTTCGGTGGATCAAATTACATAAAAACTCCGAATTCTTATGCAGGTGGTTCTGGGACTACTGGAATTATCAGCATGTGGGTGAATTTCTCTGTCCTTTCGGCTGCGCAGTATATAATATTTTTGCCGACTGCTGGAGGTAATTTTCTGAGAGTAAGATACAGCAACAATGGTCCTGGTATCGATATCACTCTGAATGACGGATCCGGAAATAGCAACGACTGGTTATACGCCAATTCCCTGACCACAGGTGTCTGGTACAATTTGCTGTTTTCATGGAATTCGACGGGATCTCCTGGTAGTCAGATCATGAATTTTTATCTGAACAATGTTCAACAAACTACTACTCCGAGCGGAAGCGGTGGCACAATATCGCTTCCATACAACAATCCATACGCCATTGCTGGCACTAGTTCTGATTTTACCGGGTGTGTGAGCGAAGTGTATTTTGCTCCTAATCAGTTCTTAGATTTTACAGTGTCAGGAAACAGGGCCAAATTCTATAACTCAGGTGCTCCAGTGTATCTTGGTTCTGATGGGTCTGCTCCGACCGGTACCCAACCGGCCATATATTGGAAGGGCAATTCAGCAGATTTGACTAATCTAGGATCGATGGGTTCGTCATTCACTCAAGTGGGAGGAAGTATAACCGCATGCGGATCTATTCCATAATATTTCACTTTAACAATCACATGCAAATTTCTGTAATTGCATTGAAATAAGACATTAAACAGAGTAAAATTAGATCAGAATAACTGGGAGGTTATCATGAAAAAAGAACCAAGAAACAGAATGGGCGAATTTGAGAAAAAAGGCTACGCTAATATGAGCCGTGAACGTGAACATCACATGGATGGTAAAACTCATGATCGTCATGAAATGTACGGACATCGCGAACATCGTGCGCGGGCTTATGGACATGAAGGCGGACATCACATGGGCCTCGGCACCATGGAAATGGGTATTCCTCCTTATGACAGCGGCGAACCTTTTGCTTCCTCACTGACATCAATGACCAATCCATTTAGCCAATTCCAAGAAAGCCAAGAAGAAGTAATGGCACGTGGTGCACGTACTTCTGCGATGGAAAATGATCGTGCTAATCAGATGAAATTCTCTGATAATAAGCAATATGACTATTGGAAGGATTCTGAATAATGCCTCTGGTTAAATCCAAAAGCAAAAAAGCATTTTCAGAAAACGTAAAACGTGAAATTGACGCTGGAAAACCCCAGCGTCAGGCAGTGGCGATAGCATATTCTGTTAAGCGCAAAGCATCGGAGAAGAAGAAATGACCGAAAAATGGATTGCCGGAGCTATCAAGAAACCTGGCGCGCTTAGGAAAGAACTGCACGTAAAGAAAGGCGAAAAAATTCCCGAAAAGAAACTGGAAAAGGCCGAGAAAAGCAAGAATCCAACCTTGAAGAAGAGAGCTGTGCTGGCCGAAACTCTAAAGGGTTTTAGGAAGAAATAATGGCTACTATCAATCGTAAGGGTATTTATGAAAGCAATAAGCGTCCTGAGAAACTTTCTGGCGGTCCTGATACAGAAAATAAGTATGAAGACAAATACAAAGCAGAAAGAGAGCGAATGGTTTATCGTGATCTAGATATTTCCAATAAGCACAAAGGTATACTTAAAAATATAGCTAAAGTAGCTGCCATCTGGGAGAGATAACATGTCCAAGACCCGTGAAGCAAAAAAAGAAGTGAAAAAGCCAAAGACTGTTTCCAAAGAAGCGAAAAAGATCGAAAAAGAAATGAAGAAGGAACATGGCAAAGAAGGTAAGCTGATGAGCAAATTCGGCAAAATTTGTTAGTAGCCATATGCAAAATCTCAAAGCTCAAAGAATGAAACTAGAGAAAATGGGTGGTGCGGCTTATAATACCGGCATGGGACGTGGTGAAACTGGTGAAGGCGTAGATAATGTTGCCTACGACCCTTACAAAACTGATTCCTATATGGGACACACTCCTAATCCCAACCCTTACAATCCTCTATGGCAGCAATCACGTTATAGAACTACTCCCTACGAAAAAGAATACGGATTTTCGGAGTTATGGAATGACTAAGCTGACCAGAAAGAATGAAGAACGTCGTTGGGGCGGTGGATTTAAAAAATTCTACGGCAACCATGCGATTATAGAATTGACTGGTGAGAAGACAAAAAAGCCAGGACGTGACCGTGACGAGCCCTTAATGCGCACAAAAGCCTCTAGAAACGTCCCTAGAGAGCGCCTGATAAGCAATTACTCAGGCCGCGAGTATAGCAACCAAGCTCCATGGGAATGGAACGATTAGACCTCTATTGGCGTTTGAAACATTTCTAGTTCCGCTAGACGTCGTCTGAGTAATTCTAGGCTTGTATGTTCTCCGCGCACGGTTGAATATTCCAAGAAAGCTTCCTGTAAAAATCTTGCTGTAAAATGTGCATCATTAATATTGATGATCTTTCTGACCGCAGAATCATGAAATTTGTCTCTTCCTATGTCGTAAATTAAAGCGATCAAGGCATTCAACTGATTATTATTGATAGGGGCTGTAGTCAGATATTTGGCTTGAGATATAGCTCTGCCTATATCCTCATATAGAAGCTCCAGCGCTTCTTCTTCCGTGACCTTATCTAGATCGTCATTGGGCTCACATTTGTGGCCATATCCGATTTTATCTCGACCATTGCTATCCTTGTATCTTCTTGGACTGAACCCTTCGATTAATTTGATGAAGTCGATGGCTTTTTTACAAGTAGAATCCAAATGGTCATCATTTATTTTTCTCATTTCTTTTCCTTAGATAGAATCGTTTTTTATGCCTGCATGAAAAGTATAGCTTCGGCCTGTCTACGTTTGACAATCCCAGGAATTCTCCTGCCATTGCCATAAACCCATTTATTAAGTTCCTTATATATATCATTGAATTCCCTCCTATTTATTTTCTGTCTTAGAGTGGATCGCTGATAAGAACCGCCGCCCGTATTGAAAACGAAATCGATTAAAGCGGCATATTGGTTATCGGTTAGTGGAGTGGTAGTAAATCGAGTAACAGCAGCAGCAGCAAGTAAGCTGTCATCATGTAATAGGTTTTCTGCAGTATCTTCTGTAATGACATTGAGATGATCTCCCGGTTTACATAGATGTCCGTAACCTATGGTTCCATTTCCGTCTACATCATCATATCTTGCAAGACGCAAACCTTCAAATCGCTTTATCATATCAAGAGCTGCTTGTGGGACGGGGGGAATAATCATTTGTATTTCTGCATTGCACGGCTGCCGTAGTAGAAACTGATAATTCCTGCGAAGATAGCACCGTCTTCTTGAGTCCATAACATATTGAAATCAGCTATATTATTCATATTATGAAGCGCCATAATTATAACGGGAATTTTCACCAAAAAGAACAAACCAAAGAAGGCGAAAGCTATTACGGGCCGCACGCACCCATTGAGAGCATCTACCCAGGGAATACCAGTGGAGTAAGTACTGTAGAGTGTCTTCATCTCCTGCGCATCGGCGCCAATTTGTACTTCGTGTAATTGTGTAGCCAGGTTCAACTTTGCGAATTCGATTTGCATTCCCATTATAGCTAATTCTTGAGCCTTATCAGACTTATCTTCGAATATCTTAAACAAGTTTGGTAAGGTGGAACCCATGAATCCGAGTAGAGATGCGAGGATAGTAATCATGCTTCTGGCTCATATATTGCTGGGTGACCCAGGGGATTTACAAGCATATTAAATTCTGCTTTGAGGGTATCAAAATTATGTTCTAGTAAATTGACTTGGCCTTCAAGATCCTTGAATTCTCCATAGAAATTGGAAAAAAGGAATCCGCAGATGACAAGAATTACACCGAATAAGCAGCTCACTGCTTTTAATAGCAACTTAGAGCTTTTGGCATTGTGCGTAAATATCCTAACCGGCTCTATTTTTTGACTTGGAAGCATAGTTTTACCCTTTTTGATTGCAATTAACACCTCTATAGTCGATTGTATACTGTAGATTGCAAAAATTCATTATAATTGCAATCCAGAGGGTAATTTTTATGTGTGGTGTATTATGTATGACGAACTGGACAAAAATCATCTGACAGTGTTGTCCTGCCGAGTGGAAAAACACAAGGTAGAAGAGATCAAACGTTTTGCTAAAATGGAATATAGAAGCATTTCCAATTTCATATCTATACTTATAGATAAGTTTATTGCGGATACTCGCTCTACGAGGCTAAAGCAGAAGGATTGATATCTATGATAGAAGTTTCATTAGGAAGTTTTCTTTGAGACGAAGACACGCCGAGTTTCGTGGCAGTGTAATAAACACAAGAAGGGCTCATCTTAAAGTACTCAGCTATGTGCCTGATGGTTATTTCCCTATTCATGAACATTGATTTGAATATAGGAATATCAGTTTTGGCTAGAATCTCCGGCCTTCCTCCGACATTTCCCCTAGCCCTGGCCGCATTAATACCGGCTCTTGTACGTTCGACAATGAGATTTCGTTCGTTCTCTGCAAATGCTGCCATGATAGTATAAATGAGCTTACCCATAGAAGTAGTGGTATCAATACCATCAGTGAGGCTTTTGAAGCAGATGTTGTCATCATTGAACTCGTTCATTAGGGTTACTAATTTCTGTGCGCTGCGTCCTAGTCTGTCTAATTTCCACACGACCAGAGTATCCCCAGGGCGCAGCTGGTCTAAGGCAGCATCCAAGCCAGGGCGTTTATCTTTTGCACCACTGCACTGATCTGTGAAAATTTTATGGCAGCCTGCCTTTTCCAGGGCATCTAATTGCAGATTAAGTGTCTGATCACCTGTAGATATGCGTGCATAACCAACAACAATATTCGACATTATTTCCACACTCTCGATCGACTCAGTCTTTTCACTTGTACGGATATTTCATCCATCCTTTTGTTGGTCAGGAATAGATATTTCTGATAAATTCCAACTGTGGTGACCCATCCAACCAATATTCCTAAGAGCAAATAAATGAGTTTAGCGGAAAATTCCTCTATCATAATGTGTATCCTGTCATTTCCTTAAAAGTGTGCCCAAAGCATTCCCATAATTTTTCATCTATATCAAATTTGACTTCATCCTTTACTTTCATATCCATCTTTAAGTACATGAAATAATTGATCATATACATCCCATGATCCACATTGAGTTCGGAAAATCTTTCAAAGTTGATCTGACGCGCTAATCGTGCTAATCTAGCGACAAGATCTTCTCTTGTAAGATAATCCACTTCGAAATTCCTGCGAATATAATGATCGAAGTGTGTTCGGAACATTTTAACGAAGCTAAGATGCCTCCCAGTCAAAGATGAAGACAAAATCCCTCCAACAAACGTATATTAACTGAAGTATGATAGTGCGTGTGTTTTTGGACATTATACGATAATTATTCGTTTGTATACAGAATAATATGGAGAATAGACAATAACCGGCCACTTATTGGCATATAACTAAAAGGCGAGTAAACCCCCAATTTGATATTGGGGTAGCCATTGTAACTATCCTAGAGGTGATTCACTCGATCCTTATAGACAAAATCCATTATTCTCATATTATTACCTCATAGCGCAGGCCATTTAGTATACGTTGTCGTCCTCCGTAGACACGGTTTGCGCTTATTCTACCGCCAGGTAATGCTTGATTATTGGCATTTTCTTATTCCTTTTGATATTTAGTAGTTGCTTTTAATTCTCTTTTACACTATACTATTCTCACAGTATCATATTTAGGAGATAGGATGACTAGTATAGCTAATAGGAATAATGCCACTGCATTGGAGCAAGTTCTGGTGTCGGGCAATTTAAGTGCGCTGAGTCCAGATCAACGACTCGATTATTACAACAAACTGTGTGATTCACTGGGGCTCAATCCTTTGACTAAGCCTTTTGAATACATAACATTGAACGGCAAACTCACTTTATATGCCAGAAAGGATGCCACTGATCAATTGCGCAAGATTCACAATGTCAGCATCATGAATATGAGAGAGCGCGATAAGGACGGCATAGTACTTGTGACTGTCGATGCCTCTGATGCTTCTGGTAGGCTGCATACAGCTACTGGCGGAGCAGCAATTCAGGGCTTGAAGGGTGACGCGTTAGTCAACGCCTATTTGAAGGCAGAAACCAAAGCTATAAGGCGAGCCACTCTAGGTATTGTCGGTTTGGGAATGTTAGATGAAACTGAGGTTGAAACTATAAAGGACGTGACTCCTGCTGAAGCTGATACATTCAAGTTAGATGATGTAGAAATGAACTTCGCGGCCGCGCATTCTTATATTCGCGGGAAGATAGAGGCGATTATCGGCGAAGATAGTCTGAACGAATACAAAGAATGGAAAGAAGATCACAAGCAAGAGCTCACATTGTTCGCTAAAAGTGCTCCTCGCATTGCTTCTCAACTGGCAGAAATGTCACGCAAACGGGAGCAAGAGGTGGAGATGATGGAGAGTAAGTACAATGTTCCTTTAGAAGAACGTTTTAAGCCCATGGCACCAGTGCTAATGGATGATCAACCACAAGAATTGGGTATGTAATGGAAGATATGCCAGTCCTATTGACTAGGAAACAAGCAGCAGAATATTTGAATATCAGATACGGATTGCTCAATACTTGGGCTTTTAAGGGTGTTGGACCCAAATTTGTAAAATTAGGCGATGGTCGTAATGCGCCCACGCGGTATTCTAAAAAAGATCTAGACGACTTTATCGGGGTAAGTAGGATAAGTGCTGCTTCTAAGGAGGATTAGTGTGGAAGGATTTCTTTTAGCCCTGTTACTCTGTGCTATAGCTTATATGATGCATCACTATAAAGACAGACAATAGGACAGTTTTGATCTGTCTAGGCAGTCCCAAGTCTTAAACGTGATTATAATTATTCGTATACACATGAAGATTGCGCTAGACAGCGTGTAAATCTTATGTAAGAATACACGCTGTCACGCACAATGAACTAAGCAAGAAATAGATATGCTAACTTAGGAGATAGGATGAATCCACTTACCTGTTTAGCCCATATAAAGTATTATTTTGTTAGACGCTCTTTTAAAAAGATGATATCTAAATTAATACCTAGTATCTAACAAAATAAAATTCACCGTGTATATATCATATGGGCGCCAACCCGATATATACATATTATTTTTCCAGCGAGAAAAAGAATATCTTCAATTGTATACATCCCTCCCCCAACACTGTCAACAACAAAAAGCGAATCTAATTCCTCAAGATTTGTTTGCAACTGATTGTTTAAGCTCTACAGATAAGCGTGAATGGAAGAGCAAGAAAGATTACCACCGGAAGGGAAAAGATGTTCCTTGTGACTATCGCGGCAACTTGATGCTACTTCTCGGGTGCAAAAGATTGGCATTTGAGGTTGCACATCTCCATAACCAGCAGGAGCGCAACAACGGTTCCGCTATTTACTCAAGCTATAAGAAGTTCTCTTCTTACCACCTCAGCGCATTGAACCTTTCCATGAGCACCATAAGACGCGACTTCGAGAAGCTGGTAAAACTGGGAATACTCATCAAGGAAGAAGCACCTAATGAGATCAAAAAGCGTTTTGGCGCAGGTAAGCGCGACAACACTCGTTGCTGGAGCCTAAACTACGATCTTCTCTGGCAGATGGGCATCACTCCTACCTACCTCATGAGCGTATTGAAGGGCGACAAAAGGATTCTAACCAAGAACTTTGCCGCCAAAAAAATTGAGCAGACATTAAAAAACCCTTCTATACCTATAAAACCTATAACAAGTAATTATAAGGTTTCCCAAAGATCGAAAAAGCAAACTTGTCATTTTGAGAAGATTATTTCGGTGAATGATCTCTATCAGGACTCGTCTGTTGATAAGATTTTCTTCTCTGCCGGAGTGAGCATGGGTCGAATACCATTCGAATTCAGAAGATTTCAGGAAAGAAGCATGCAATGCATCGGTTGGGTGAGGAGTTCAACTCGGTCAAATCTGCTAAATATACTGCAAAAACAATACGTTCCAAAATTAATCAAAGAAAAATGGCATTTAACAGGATACAAAGTGAGTAACAATCAATCTTATCAACCTTATCAAGAGCCAGACATTGTCATCAGGGGAGATAGAGGTTCTACTAAACCTCCGGAAAGCAGGCGTTATTGTTGGTTCAACAAGGATAATGAGAAAATCTCAGCTTCACTAATAACCCAGTATGTGCGTCTCGGTTTGCAAGAAAGCAAGCGAACTGAAGCAGACCAGATTATGTCCAGGATCAATAAAATGCATGAGGATGATATACTTGAGAGAAAATTAGCAGGACTCAGCGTGAATTGTTCTTCTGTGTAATTTAGAGTGACTGGCACACCATACTTACCGCTAATCAAAATTCCCAAAGGAAGTGCCAGTCGGTATTGATATAGAGCAGTGATGGTAAAAGTAAAGACTGACATGCTAAAACGACATCCTTAGGCAAAAGAATATTGAGGCTATTAACTTCGGGAAGAAACAGCGCATGCCAGTCTATCTTTATTATAACTAGATTATTTTTGCTGTAAACCGTAATTCTCACTTTACAAATAGTTAATCTTTCTCTACTCATGCATCTTAACCTTAGGCAACAGGATCAAAAAATGAAAAACATGGAAAAAGACGTAGACAAAGCTATCACAATGGTTGAGAAAAAAAGCAAAGTAAAACTGGATGGAACAAATCCCCATGTGAGAGAAACTTTGAGAGCTCTCATACTGTCGAAACGAGCTGAAAAGTACGAAGAGAAGCGGAAAAAGATTGAGCTTCTCGAAGAGCAAATGACTCCTTTCATGACAGATCGTATTCTTCCTGGGTGCAGGGAATTATTTGGTGATTTCCTCAACTTACCCATTCCTTCTACGACTCCAGATATTTCTTATAGACCTTGGAAATCTATCGACGAAACAATAGGCAAATCGTCTGCGAGATAGTGAGTATTTGCCATCAGGTGTCGAAGTGGATATTCCGATGGCAATGACTAACTAATCAATTGTCTTATCTATGTGATTTATTATTCTTTCTGCAAAATTACCTACAGAGAATATTGCGTCGATGATATTCCATATCACCAGAATACCAATTATCGCCAAAACAACCAAAACGGCAACAATCGGGTATTGAACTGCCATGAAGAAGCCATAGAAGGCAATTAACGGCATAAGAAAATCGAAAATAGTTCTAATCATTATATTTCTCCGAAATTATAGCTTGTGGGTGAATATTTCTCTATTTGATATT